CGATCTGTTAAATTTCTACAAAGGCAAAATGAGTATAGGGGGAGTCTATCAATAATGGAAGTTAATAGAAAGGAACTATGAGCAATCCAGCTGACAAAATTGAGAAGTGGAATATAGATAAATTAATTCCTTATGCAAAAAATTCTCGCACTCACTCAGAAGCGCAAGTCGCACAAATCGCAGCATCTATGAAAGAGTGGGGCTGGACTAATCCAATCCTTGTAGATGAAGGCGGTCAAATAATTGCTGGTCATGGTCGAGTTTTAGCTGCTCGCAAATTAGGAGTTAAAGAGATTCCTGTAATGATTGCCGAGGGCTGGTCAGATATAAAAAAGAAAGCCTATGTCATTGCAGATAATAAGCTGGCTCTTAATGCTGGCTGGGATGCAGAGTTACTTCGCCTAGAAATTGAAGAATTAAAAGAAGTAGATTTTGATATTAATCTTCTTGGTTTTACCGATGAAGAATTATCAGATATGAAAGATCTAGAGGTTGTAGAAGGCTTAACAGATGAGGATGCTGTTCCTGAAACTCCTGTAGAGCCAAAGACAAAGTTAGGCGATATTTACATTCTTGGCAACCATAGGCTAATGTGTGGTGATTCTACAAGCATAGATGATGTAGATAAGTTGATGGATGGGCAAAAGGCTGATATGGTCTTTACAGATCCCCCTTATGGAGTAGATTACAAAGGAATCAATAACGATTCTAGGGATGGATTAGAAGATCTTTTGAGAGGATCTTTTGGAAACTATTTAGCAATATCTAAATCAGGTGCTGCAATCTATTGCTTTCATTCTGATAGATGTGCAGATGTATTTCATTCTACATTTAGAGAGTTTTTCCACTTTAGTTCTATGATTATCTGGGCTAAGAATAGTCTTACATTAAGCCAAACAGATTATCAAAGCCAGCATGAGCCATGCCTTTATGGGTGGATGAAAAATGGATCTCATTCTTGGTATTCAGACAGAAAGCAAACATCTGTCTGGAGATTTGATAAAGAAAGAGTGGAAGGTCATACAACACCAAAACCAGTTGCTCTTGTAGAAAAAGCAATTATTAATTCAAGTAAGGGTGGCGATATTGTTGTAGATTTATTTGGTGGATCTGGTAGCACTTTAATTGCATCTGAAAAGATAGGAAGAAAAGCCTATTTGATGGAACTAGATCCAAAATACTGTGATGTCATAGTAAAGCGATGGGAAGATTTCACAGGCAAGAAAGCAGAACTTGTAGAATAATATGGCTGGCAGAAAACCTAAACCAACTGCACTAAAACTAATACAGGGAACTCTTAGAAAAGACAGGGCTAACATGAGAGAGCCTAAACCTACTGGCGATCTTATAGAGCCACCTAGTTATTTTTCTGATGAGCAGACCGATGTTTGGAAATATGCTATTGCCAATGCGCCAAAGGGTTTATTAAAAAAATTAGATATTTCTATTCTAGAGATTTGGGTTACTGCTTATGTAACCTATAGAGAATCTGCATCTAAGGTTAAAACACTTGGTCAAGTAATTAAATCTCCTAGTGGCTATCCGATTGTTAATCCTTATCTTAGCAACATGAATAAACAAGCAAGCATTATGATGAAGGCTTCATCTGAATTAGGGTTTACCCCTACAAGCCGATCTAAGATTGTTTTAGCTGAAGAAGCAATAGAGGATGATGTTTGGTCGGTATTAGCGAATGGCTGATTATCAAAAAGTAGCATCTGATTATGTATCGCATATGCTACAAAAAGATGCTTTATGTAGCAAATATGTTGCATTAGCTTGTAGAAGGCAATTAGATGATTTGATGAGAGAAGGGGATAAAGACTTTCCCTACATCTATGATCCATCTAAGGGCGCTAGAGTTTGCACCTTTGTAGAACAGCTTCCCCATATTAAAGGCAAGTTGGCTGGTGAGCCAATTCAGCTAGAGCCTTGGCAAGTATTTATTCTCATGACTGTTTTTTCTTGGGTTCATAAAGACACAGGATACAGGCGCTTTCGCAGGACTTATATTGAAGTTCCTAGGGGCAATGGCAAGAGTGCTATTAGTAGTGCTATTGGTTTGTATATGCTTTGCGCTGATGGTGAGGGTGGTGCTGAGGTTTACAGCTTTGCTACTACAAGAGATCAAGCCAAGATTGTTTTTGGTGATGCTCAACAAATGGCAAAGAGAACTGCTGGTTTAAGGTCGCACTTTGGCATAGAAATTAATGCCCACAATATCAATCAGCTAAAAACAGCATCAAAGTTTGAAGCCCTAAGCGCTGAAGGCTCTACATTAGATGGATTAAATACTCATTTTGCAATCATAGATGAGCTTCATGCCCATAAAACTAGGGGTGTTTATGATGTTGTAGAAACTTCTATAGGCAAAAGAAGCCAATCTATGCTGTGGGTTATTACTACAGCAGGCTCTAATCGGGCTGGCATTTGCTATGAAGTAAGGGGATTTGTTCGCAAAGTATTAGAAAAAACTGGGCAGGATGATACCCAATTTGGGATTATTTATGGATTAGATAAAGATGATGATTGGACTACAGAAGAATCTTTGAAAAAGGCTAACCCTAACTGGGGAGTTTCTGTAATGCCTGAAGTTCTTCTACCTTTGCAAGCTAAAGCTATGAGTATGCCTAGCGCAGCCAATAACTTTAGAACAAAGCATCTTAATGAATGGGTTAATGCGGATGTAAGCTGGATGGATATGCGAGCTTGGGAAGCCTGTGCAGATCCAAGTCTTTCTGTAGAAGATTTTGAGGGAGAGCCATGCTTTATTGCTTTGGACTTGGCTTCTAAAACAGATATTGCAGCAAAAATTAATCTTTATGAAAGAGGTGGGCATTTCTATGCCTTTGGAGATTACTACTTGCCAAGAGAAACTGTAGATAAAGGCGAGAACTCGCAATACTCAGGATGGGAAAGTTTAGGGCTTCTTACTGTTACTGATGGTGCAATAATTGACTTTATGGTAATTGAGAATAAAATTCTAGAAGATTGCAAGCGCTTTTCTGTAACTGAAGTTCCCTATGATCCATTTCAGGCTACTCAGTTATCAATGAGGTTGCTCAATCAAGGAATAAATATGGTAGAGGTTCGCCCTACTGTGTTGAATTTTTCTGAGCCAATGAAGCAACTAGAAGCATTAGTTTTGGATAAGAAATTTCATCACAATGGTGATCCAGTTTTAACTTGGATGGTTAGTAATGTTGTTTGTCATATGGATGCAAAGGACAACATCTATCCAAGGAAGGAAAGGCATGAGAATAAGATTGATGGAGTGGTAGCTTTGATTATGGCATTAAGTAGGGCTATCGCAAATAGTAATGAGGTAGGAACTCTAGATGATTTCCTAGCTAATCCAATAAGGCTCTAATATGGCATGGTATTCAACTCTATTATTTGGGTTCGGCAGGGCAGGCAAAAGGGAAGCTGGATTACAGCAAGCAAATGCAGGTTCTTATCAAGTAGCAAATGTAACAGTTAATGAAGATACTTCCTTAAAGCTCTCAGCAGTTTGGGCTTGTGTAAGGTTGCTCTCAGAAACTATTGGTGGCTTGCCAATTAACTGCTACAGAATTCTAGATGATGGCACTCGCATCATTGATAATAGCCATCCTCTTGCCGAGCTTTTTTCAAACAAGCCTAACAAATATCAAAACAGATTAGAGTTTTTTGAAACAATGACCATGCAATTAGCCTTGCATGGCAATGCTTATGCTCATATTACTAGAGGAACTGGTAAGCGGATTGTGAGCCTTTTGCCTTTGATGGCAGAGCAAATGGAAGTTGCATTGCTTACTGATGGCACAGTTACTTATAGATATAACTCAGGAACTAATGTTTCGGTTTACAGCGCTGAGAGTATTTGGCATATTAAATTAATGAGTAATGGCATTGTTGGTCTTTCTCCGCTTGCCTATGCTAGAAATGCTATAGGAATTGGCATTGCTGGTGATGATCGGGTTAAGACTTTGGCATCAAATGGCTTTAAACCAACAGGAGTTCTTACTATTGATAAGCTCCTAAAGCCTGAGCAAAGAGAACAAATTAGATTAGCCTTCGCAGATCTACAGCAAGGCTCAGGAGATCCGCTTAGAGTTCTAGAAGCTGGAATGACTTATCAACAAGTTTCTATGAATCCTAAAGATGTGCAGTTGCTAGAAACTCGCAGATTCCAAATTGAAGATATAGCTCGGTTCTTTGGTGTTCCTTCTGTGCTTATTAATGACACAGCAGCCAGCACTACTTGGGGATCAGGAATTCAGCAGATTGTTGAAGGCTTCTACAAACTAGGTTTGCGCCCATACCTTGAAAGGTATGAAACAGCTATTCAAAACTCTTTGCTTTCTATTGATGATCGCAGAAATTATGAGTTTGAGTTTGATTTTGGCGCTTTGTTAAGAGGTGATGAGCAAACTAGATATGCAACTTACAAAGAAGCAATCATGGCAGGCTTTAAAACTATCAATGAATGCAGGCAACAAGAAGGAATGAAGCCAATTACAGGCGGTGATGTAGCCTATTTGCAGGCACAAATGACACCAATTAGCACCTTATCTGATCCACAGCCAGTTCAAACTGATCAAATTTTGGGCGCTATGAGCAATATGGATCGGGAATTAAAGGCTCAAATAAGCACTATTAAGGATCAAAAAGAGCCATTAAAGGTTGATTTAAACCCCAATATTACAGTAGAAAGCACACCAATTAACCTAACTTTGAAGCAAGAATCTGATGGAAAGCCTTCAAAAAAGAAGATTAAACTGGTTCGGGATGATAAAGGCAATGTAACAGGCGCAGAAAGCACAGAGGAATAATTATGGCAATAACTACAGCTATTTGTAATTCTTATAAACAAGAGATCTTAGAGGGAGTTCATTCTTCTACTGATACTTATAAGATAGCTCTATATACTTCTTCAGCAACTCTTAGCGCAAGCACTACTGCTTACTCATCTACCAATGAGGTTACTGGCACAGGCTATGATGCAGGCGGAAAAACCCTTACTGGTTATGTAAGTGGACTATCTACAAGCACAGCTTACATTACTTTTGATGATCCATCTTGGACTAGCTCAACAATTACAGCTAGAGGATGCTTGATTTATAACTCCAGCAAAACAAACAAAGCTGTAGCTTGCTTTGATTTTGGTTCAGATGTTATCTCTGTTAGCGGAACATTCACTATTGATTTGCCAGCAGCAGGAGCATCAGCACTTATTAGAATTGCCTGATGGCATTATTTGATAGTGCATTAGGTGATTTTGATAATCAGCCTAATAACTTTGATGATTGGACTGAGCCTACAGTTTTATTTGATGATGGCTATGGTTTATTCGATTCAGCACTAAATAACTTTGATGATGGTGGGCTAAATAGCTCATCCATCTCTATTACTGGACTAGAAGCTACAGCATCAGCAGGGAATATTGCTGAAACTGTTTCAGATTCTATAGAAATATCAGGGTTATCCCTTACTTCTAGCGCACAAACCATAAGCGCAAGCGGTATACAGAATGCAAATGTAGCTACAAATGGACTGCAAATTAGTTCAGAGCTTGGTGTAATTAACACAAATGTTACTGATTCTGTAGTCATAAATGGCATACAAAGCACCATTACAGCGCAAGAAATCAGCGCAAATGCTACACAAAACTCTACAATTTCTTTAGTTGGCATAGAAATTCAATCACAAACTGGCAATATTGGTGAGAATGTAGATGATCTCATCAGCATTTCAGGTAT